TACCTCTTGAGGTTTTGTTATTTAATATTTTTTTAAATCTTCTACCCATATATTAAATATATGAAATTTATTCTAATTTTTATTATAAGCCAATACCTACTGGTAAACCAACGTCTTGACTAACTTCGTTTTGTATTTGTGCTTGTATGTTTGCCCTTAAATCTTCAGGAGTAAAAGTAGTTTCTATATCTCCTCCTAAAGAATTATACGATTCTGCTGATTGTAAAGGACCGGCTGCACCTGCGTCAGTAAGTAACTGATCTTCTGCTTTAGCTTGTTCTTCTTTTAAAGCTGCCTGTTCTCTTGCTTCTCTTTCTTTCTTTTCAGCTCTAGTTTCTGGAATTACAAATTTTCTATCCTGTAATGGAATATAAACTTCTTTATTATCCTGAATAGGTCTATAATTAGTTATGAAAGGATTAATACCAGTTTCTGGTAAGAAATCGTGAATAACTTTAAATGATAGACTCACATCTAAAACGTGAGGTAATATTTGGCTAGTATCCCCACCTTCTGGGTTTTGGAAAGATATTTCCCATGGATAATCTTTTTGCCAAGTATACTGAACTGAATCTATGATTCCGGGTTGCTCGTAAATATAATCTCCTACTGTTACTTTTGCTATAGAACCTCTCATAAATCTTCCTCCTTGACCGTAAGTAGGCGCTGTTACTGATGCTAGTGTAGCAGCTTTTCTATAAAGAGGTTTCATTTCTTCTCTAGTTTGAGCTGCTATTTTGAATCCTATATTTATACTTCTTTCAAATCCGCCGTAAGTATAAAAACTTTCAGCTCTTCCTAAATATTGATTTCCGTTCCAGTTAGCGCTAAAACTATCATCAAAAGTATCCAAAAATGCACGAAATGCTAAGTAGTGAGTTTCGTCAGGTGTAATAATTTGGAATTCTAATTGAATCAAATCTCTATTTTCTTCAATACCATCTAAAGGTTTATCCGAAACGTCTAAATAATTAATTTGATCTCTAGTATCTTCATCAGTAGCTGTATAAGAAATCCTACTTCTATTTAATTTACCTGGATTTCCTAAACCTACTCTAGTTTCTTTATTAATTAACTTATCACTATAATTAAATGCATATGTTTTTGCTGTTCTATAAGGACTATACCCATCCTCAGCAGTTTTAATATCAGGAACTTGACCTTGTGATCTAAAATCTTGTATAGCTGTTCTAGATTTATTTTTATCAAAAGTGGAAATACCACCTTGTGCATTACCAGAGAAATATTCATCGCCAAGTTCTATCTTATTTACATCTCCTCCTACTCTTGTATCTGTGATTTTTTTAGAAGTAAATTTTATTCCATCTATCCAGCTGTTTGATCTTACAGGAATGGTCCCGTCAGCTGGTCTAGTAACTCCTCCTATATCGATAAAATCGAACCCAGATTGAATTGCAGTAATATTTCTTTCAGTAGAATGAGCAAGATAAGAAAAACCTTTACCTCCATCATTATACTTATTGCTAGTACTCATTGGAAGACCTGTTATAGAGCCTGATACGCCTCTATTGATCGTACTACCAGGAATACCTCCTTTGAATGATGTTGTGTTTAAATCTGGTGTAGGTCCTGCTACACTATTGTTAGTTATAGGAGCACCTACTTGAGCAGTAATACTATTAACTTCTGTGCTTTGCTGAATATAGCTTGCTCCTTCTAGATCCGAATATTTTTGAGTAAATTGTTTAGATAAACTAGTTATGCTTCCTATGCCTGTTCCGTCTTCTCCTGTATTTAAATCTATTAATTTTTTTCTTAGTTCTACTGGTGCGTAACCCGTTGTAATATATTCTTTAAATTGCTCATCTCCAGTATTAAATAATGTAACTATACCGTTTTGAGCATAAACATCTAAAGGTCTAGTTGGAGCACCTAATAAAGGAATTCTAGCACCTACTCTAGAACGGTTAATATTATCTAAAGTACTAATAGCTGTTCTTCCACCTCCTGCTGCACTCTGTTCTGAGTTAAAAGGAGTAATAGTAGAACGTTCTGGTAAAGGATCTGCTATAGAACCTGTTGTAATTTTATTTGATATTCCTAAACTACCCGATCTTGCAGTAGTAAACGAAGTTGGTATAAATAAATCTTGCGAAGGTAAGTTACCGTCGGTAAAACCTTCAACTGTAAATCCTGGGTTGATTGGAAATCCAGTATTGGCAAGTACTGTGTTTTTTTCTGTTTTGGAACCTAGAAATTCTTTATCTCCATCAGGGCTGTAAGTATTAGTTATTAAATTTGGATTTGAAGATAATTTTCCACCAAATTCACTTACTGCACCAGTTGCTGATTTGTTAACTCCTATTCCACCTCGAAGTAACGTAGTTTGAATAAATTCAGATTCAGAAGTTGGTCTAGCATAACCTATCGATGTATTACCGATTATGGCATGAGTACTAGGTTCAAACTCTCCTTGATCACTATAATAAGGAAAATTAGAATCATAAGCAGATATATCAGTTATAGAGGTTAGCTTTCCTTCTATACCTATATGTAATTCACCTACGTCTCCTGGATTAGCAGTAGTATTTCTGCTGGGTAAGAAAGAGCCGTTATTTACACCCAATGACGGTATTCTTTCTCCTCTCAAAGCATATTGAGCACCTTCTACACCGCCAGCTCCAAAAAATTGAGCTACTCCACTTCTTACTTCGTTATCTTGTAAGTAGGTATCGTTTCTAAAAGCTCTTAAAAAATGCGTTCCAGTTCCATTAACAGGTACTTGTGCAAGAGTAGAAGCAGCTACTTGAGCTACATGTTTAAGAGTCCCACCAGCTCTTCTTATTATATTACCAACAGTACTTCCATTTTGATAAGCAGGATTAGATTCTAATTTTTTAGTTAATTCACCTTGCTTTAAAATTGCTTCATTAGCAAGATGTTTTAATCCAGGTTTATCTACAAGTAACTGAGCAATACGAGATACATCGTCTATTCTTCTGCTACCTTCTAAAACTACTCCTCTTGATTCTGGAGGGTTTATTATATCTTTAGAAACATAAGGAGATTTAGTCCCTCGTCCTTCGTAAGTTTGAGAACGGAGATTATCCATACGGCCTTCATCGAAGTCCTTTCTTAAGTTTCTAATAATCGGCATAATCTACTTACTGTGGTGGATTATCTAAATACTTATCAGGAGTATTACCGTCTAAATCTAATCCAGAAGGACTTTGCTCGATAGCTGGTTGATTATTAATCGAAGACTGGTTATGTAAAGTCGAAGTCTTAATTGCACCTGGTCTAATTGCTGGAGTACTTCCTTGTAATCCTAAAATAGAGTTAGGTAGTTGATTATTTAATATTCCGTTTGCCATAATTTAATTTTTAAATTAGTTATTTTTATTATAAATAGAAGTTAAGAAAGTTTATAAGAACCTATAACTTGAGTTTCACCTACTCTATTGCCATCTAAATAAACATTACCACCTTCTTGAACTACTGCTATAAGAGTATCTAATTTAGCAGAGATTTCAGCCATACTATCATTTTCACTTTCTTCTCCTCCGCCAAATAATCCTCCGATTAATGCAAGTGGAGTAACTAATATAGCAAATTGCCCTAATGCTGCTAGTGCTGGTATTGCTGCTATACCTGCTATTGCAAGTAAACTTAATCCTCCAGCTATTCCTATTAATCCTGCTGCTACACTAAATAATGCCGGTCCCATTAGGAATAATGTACCTATATTTTCTGTTAATAAAGTAAATACAGTAGTAAATCCATTAACCATAGAATCTATCACTACTGGTATCATTTCTAAAGCTTTTATTAAGACATTACCTATAACTGTAGCTAATCCAACTACCATTTGTCCTATAGCGTATATAGCTGGTGCTGCTAATAATAAAGCTGCACCTATTGCTAATAAAATAGGTATTGCAGGTGCCGCTGCTGCACCAAAAGCTCCTAATCCAGCTCCTGCTGCTGCTAAACCTCCTCCTGCTGCTGCTCCTGTAGTAGCTACTGCCGACTGTGATGTTGCTAATGTTGCATTAGCTGCTGCTTGTCCTGCAGTTGCTGCGGTGTTAGAAAATTTAGCTATAGTATTAGCTCCTATGCCGGCTGTTTCTGCAATCCATGCGCCGATTCTAGCTGCTTGTCTACCTAACCAACTATTTGCTAAAAAATTACCAAATTGAGTAGCTACATTACTAGCTTTTTGAGCCAGAGTATTTAATCCTAAAAATCTAGTTAATTGACCAATCCTTGAACCTACAGCAGAAGCTGCTGTTCCAAATCCGCTCATAATTTTCTGTCCTAACCCTACTACAAAATTAAAAGCCTTTTGTACTCCAGTCGCAACCTTCGTAGCTGCGGTTTGTAGTTTTAATGCTGCAGTTTGCATTATGGTCATTTGAGTAGCGTCTTTGGCAGCTTTACCAGCAAATCCGGCTAAAATTTGCTTTTCAGAAAATCCTTTTGCTAAGGCTGCATTAAATATGTTCTGTTTAGCAGTTAACCCGGTAATTGACGCTAAAGCACCAGTAAATTTAAATGCAGCAAAACCTGCTAATGCTATTTTTATTCCTGCTACTACTGGCTCTAACTTTAAAAATCCTGCTAATACTTTTCCTACTGAACCGGCTACTGCAAGTAGTGGTTGTATCATTTGTAGAATAGACTCTGCTATAGGTACTACTGCTTCTAGAACTGGGGCAAAAGCTTGGGCTAATTTTTCTACTGATTTTGATATTCTACTTTGAATATCCATCTGCTTTAATTGCTCAGCATTAACTCCTAATATTTTTTGTCTTTGTTCATCAGTTAAATCTCCTTGAGCTGTTTGAGCTATAAGCATTTTACCCATCTCTTCTCTACTCATTCCAAGAGCTTTAGCCATACTTTCTTGCTGGACACGGTTCATGTTAGCAAACTCGGCTGCTGATGCTCCATTTTTGGCTAATTCATTAGCGACTCCTTCTAAATCGTTATTTAATGCTAGTTCTCTAGCTTTACTTAAATTTATTTGTTTCCCAGTAAGTAACTGAGCTTCTAATTCGTTTTGAATAGAATCTTCAAAATCTAATAAACCATCTGCAATTTGATTTACTTTAGTTAAATCTAAACCTAATTTTCTTGCCGCATGAGCAGCTTTCATTAAGTTTTCAGGACTACCTCCCAACGATGCTTTAATATCATCGGAAGCTCCTAATACGTCTTGAAGTACTACTTTATTAGCAACTGCTGCGCCTGTTTGTGCATTCATAGCAGTAACTCCGTTAAGTACAGTGTCTGTGAAGCCTTCAGCAGATTGGTTAGACATCTTCATTAAAGAACCTAAGTTACCAGCTTCTGCTGCCGTAAGTCCTAAAAGTTGATGAGCATCCGATATACCTCCTAATTGTTGTGGAGTAAATATGCCAGCTGCATTAAGACCTGTCTCTTTAGTATACCCAGCAGCTATTTCCATCATATCCCCTAGGGTAGCTACTTCTGTATTGAGTCCAGCTAAACTATCGTAGGACTGTCCTGTTAGTTGTATAAATTCTGTTTGTGCTTTATTGAGCTTTAAGAATTGATCTACTATTGCAGTTACTATAGTAAAAGGATCTAATAATGCTTTACCAAAACCAGACGATAAGGTTTTAAAACCTTTTAACATTATTTCTAACTTACTGAAATTAGCAGTACCTCTAACGGTTTCTTCTGCCATTTCCCGCATATTTTCAGCAGATTCTTTCATTGCATCTTGGAAAATACCAGATCTCATACCTAGCCTTTCCATTAATGCTCCAGTACCTTTAACTAAAGCACCGGTTACCCCCATTTTATCGTTAATATCTTTTTGTATTTCTGCTTCTGCTGATCTTTGAGCTATTAGTTTGTCACTAACCGACTCCATACCCTTAAGTAAAGCTAATCTTTGAGTATCGGCGTCTGCTGTTTTCAGTGTTAGAGATAATTCCTCTTCTTTTTTATTTATTGTAGCCTGAAGTACTTTTGCTTGATCCCCTGAAGCTACTGCTAATTCATCGTTAAGTTCTTGAATTTTTTCAGTAAGCTTGAAAATTTCATTTGCTTGCTCTATTTGCTCTTTACCTGAGGTTGAGAGAATATCATTTATTTCTCTTTCAATACCTAACCTAGTTTTTTTATCTTTGACAAGTTGTCTTTCAATATTACCGGCATTACCTATATCAACAGTATTTTCTTGAGCTGAACGTTGTAATTGCCTGGCAAGATTAAGAGATTCTCTTTCAGTTTCGTTTAAACGCGATCGTATACCTAACTGGTCTTTTAATTCTTCAGTAAGGCTTCTAGCAGATTGAGCTAAATCATTAGCATTTTTCGCTTCCTCCTTTGTAAATTTATTCAAAGGGCTATTAGGATCGTAATTGCTAGGATCTGGTGGTAGGTTATTATCGCCGTTTGCCATTTATAAAATGAGTTTATTATAAATAGTTAAGGCTCGCTTATTTGCGAGCCCTTGTACTATAGGAAGGCTTTTTTACTCTAGGTGCTTTAATTGAACTTGCTTTTTTATTTATTTTGTCGTATTCGGCTTTTTCTTTTTCGTAATGCTCCTGCATTTTTTGGAAAGTAAAGTTTCTAAGCCAAATAGGCATATTATAAACTGTGTCGTAATCATAGCCTCCTTTTCCGTTAAAAACTATTTCGTGTATTTGAGTAAATACCGATAGTCTATACGTTGGCGTCAGGCCAAAGAAAGTTAACCCCGATAGGGATATTCACTCCTCCTTCCGGACCATTTTCAGGGTAGAAAGTCATATCTACATCAGGCTGAAAGTCTCTAAGATAGTTTCTAAAAGCTCTAGAATCTCTTGCAAGGAATTCGTTATCTACAAATGCTCTTACGTTTTTTCTCTCACTATCGCCATTAACGGCTAATATCATATGCTTTAAACGAGTAGATAGTTCAGCTGAAGATTCTTTATTAATCTTCTTTAATCCTTTTACTTCTGAATCTATTTTTTGCTCATCTCCATGAGATAGAAGTTTAAAAGTTAATACTTTACCTGTGGCCGGTAAGGTAAAGTTAAAACTATTTTCTTTTGCTTTAGCTACTTCTGCGTTAAGTTCTTTATTATTTAAAAGAGATAAATCGATAGACTCTTTACTTCCCATATATTCGAATTCATAATCTTTTCCGTATCCTAAAATACGAGCTGCAATCAAAAGAGCATTTTTATCTCCAATAAGAATCTGATTATAATCGATTGTCTTATCTACTATTAATGCTTGAAGTAATTTATCAATAACAATACCTTTTTCGATATAGTTTTGATTCGTTAAAATATCCTCCTCTTTAGCGGTCATGTACTTCATTTCAATAGTACCTGAGGCAAGAGGGGAATCTGGTGGGTAAAGTTTTCCTCTAGAAGGTAAGTCGACTACTTCTGTGGGAAATTTTTGTGTTTTTTCCATAAATCTTATTAATTAAAACTAGTTCTAAATATAAATATACGAAGAATTATTTTTTAAAACAACAAAAGCCCGAAAAAATTCGAGCTTTCTGTTATATTTAAGGCTGTATTAGTAATTCAATACGCAGTAATCCATTGCTACTGTAATCGATAGCTCTACTGCATCTGGTGCTGACCAATCAAAGTCTCCTTGTGACATAGTCTTAATAAAAGCACCTTTAATAATCCATTCAGAAACTACATCTCCTACAGGACCTAATACGTTAAGAGTTAAATCTTTTTTGTAGAAGTCTGAGTATCCAGCACGACCAGTTACTGATTCGTAAGATAGTCTAGCCCATTCCATTACTGCTTGAGCTCCAGAAGGTGTGATTGGATCATATAATGTCATATCCATATCATTCCACATTCTCTTTCCTCTAATCTTACGATAAGAGTTGATGTGGTCAAGAACTACCTCTCCATCCTCAAAAGAAGGAGCTGATACTGTTTTTACCATGAACGATGGAATGTTGTCCATATACATGATAAATCTATTTTGTACCTTCGGCTCGAAGGCTCTAAACATAATTTCGTTTGGATCTAATACTGCCATTTTTATTTATTGTTTATTATAAATATCTTAATTTAAAATTATCCTGCAAAAGTTGCTCCAGTTGGTTCAATTGTAAAGTCTAGTACGATAAATTCTGCTGTTTTAGCTGGCTGAATAAAGATCTGACCGATTAATTGATTTCTGTCTACAACGTCTGCTGTGTTGTTTGTGTCATCCATTACTACTCTGTAAGCGTAAAGACCTTGTCTCTGTACTACTGACTCTAAGTAAGGATTAACTGTTGCTAAGAATCTGTTTCTTGTAGCAATAGTATTTTGTTCGAATACTAAATTTCTTGCTTGATCTCCGATGAATTTCTTCAATTCGATTAATAATCTTCTAACGTTTACTCTATCTAAAGCTGAAGCTTTTGTTTGTAACGTCTTCTGACCGAATACTGAAATACCTTGACCTGGGAATGAAGCGATTGGATTAACTTTCTTAGAGTATAAAGTATCTCTTTGAGTTCTTGTTAATCTTCTTTCTGCTTGAATTACTCCTGTAATTCCTCCTCTTACAAGTCC